CTGAGGATTCTACTTTAAACTTTTTAAATGGATAATGTTTCTTAGGGTCGAAATCTTTAGCAGTTCTTGGTTTAACATACTTACCAAGTGAGTTTGAAAACTCTGCTACACGGTCATCACCAACCACAAATACCACATCCTCATAACCTTCTTCTGCCAATTTCTTACAGATATGAAAGGCAGTTTTCATGGATGGGTCATCAACAAAGTTTACACCAGGGAATACCTGACGAAGAAAGGTCATCTTCTGTCTTGGTGTTAATGGATTTTTGGATGAATCGTGTGAGTGGGATGTATAGATGCGGTGCTCGGCACCTGTTCTATGTGCTAATTTTACCGCATAATTGATTAGTTCTGCGTGGCCTGTGGTAGGTGGATTATATCTACCAAACGTGAATATAACTTTTTTCATTTCTCTCCCTCTGCGGGTTTATATGGGTTATTTATATTTCTCTTCTTTTCGGACCTTTCGCACGATACGTCTAATAGTTTCCAGTATTGATACTGGTTTATTTTCCGTAACGGGAGGGGACTCCGGTTTTTGGGTTGACAAGATATGCTTCAAATGAAATCTCCGGATGCAGCTTTGCCAGCTTCAATAACATATTTAGGTTTCCCTCGTGGTCGTCCCACATTCTAATCTTATTGAACTTTCCACTATCGATATACTTACGAATAACAATTGCTTTTGATAATGGAGCAGCATTACCACCACCAAACACATTACCAGACCTTTCGACATGGACCTGATCGATTGGGAATCCATGGTCGCGGAACTTTTTCAAGAATACATCTTTATCAGTTAAGTCGGCTCGGGCAGTTACGATAATGGTTCTTGAATTACCACCTTGGTGTTTAACTACTAACTGTGCCCGTCTAATCATTTTTTCAATAGGTTCGGCAACATCATGAAAATGCTTACCAGAACGAAACTCACCAAAATCTAATCTCTCACCAGGCTTTGTTTTATAATGTTTTAGTTGTTCGGATGAAAGACGGCCTACAATCTTACCATCTTTAACCACTTTTGTTTTAGCATTAGGCATAAACAAGGTATCATCGATGTCAAATATATTTAATGTACCTTGACCTACTTTAATCTTCTTTGCTTCTGTTAGATACTCAGTAAACTTTTTCATTTGTCCTTTTCCGTAACCTCTAACCATTTTTCATAACTATAGCCTGTTTGTGCATAACTTTTTCTGTTCTTATAAGGTCCTCTAGGACCGAACCTTTTACCTTTTCTGGATTTACTTATAGACAATCCACATTTTCTTTTATGTTCTTCAGATTTAGGTATACCTTTTAGTGATTCACTTTGTTTCTTTTTTTCTTCTGGTGTTTTTATGTGTCCTAAACGACCTTCACCACCTTCTGTTTTATTATGTAATATACCTGTTCCAAGGTCTTTACGACCATACCATCTAATGTAAAAACGTTCCATAGCAGAAGCACCGACATCAGTTAGACCTGATTCCATTATAATTATACGTTCCTTTTCTGGAGGAACCGAGACATTATGTTTTTTGTGGTTCTTACTCCATGCTCTATCTTTTCTACCTTTACCAATATAATAAGGTGTTCCATCTTTACGGACATAAGCATATATGTAATTTTCGGGAGGATATATATTCATAGGCTGGCGCTCCTGTTAGCGTTAGTGTCCGTGGGTGGTGGTACACCGTGACGGACATCCTATTTAGTATTCCTCTATTTCTTCCAATTTTTTGTAGCAATAAAATTACTCCGTGAAAATTCCATACGGTCAATCAACTTGACGGCTTCACCTCCGGCACTCCAAGCACAGACATATCCTTCGGGATTAGTAACCTTGTAACCACCTTCTGGTGTATGTATAAAGGTACCTAAATCGTTTACCATATTAAACTTATTAATCAACATAGTCTTAGCATCAATAAAAAGGTTCTGTAACTGGAATATTAATCTAAGGCCGGCAGCATTTTTGCGATACCAACCAACAACCATATTCTTTTCAGCAGTTCTCTTTGCCTTTGTAGCAGGCATCTTGGCATCTGCTATCTGTTTATCATATTTATCCGAAACGAACTTAATAATTTCCTGAACATGACTGGCCTTCATATGTTCGCCTGCGCGGACCTTCTGGTTATAATAAGTCATAATAGGAATACGATATGTTTCATTAGCGGCAATCTCATTTAGTAGTGCGGCAGGTATTTGTCTAAACAATCCACCTGCCTGTGTAAGAATGCCAGACAGTCTATCATTCTCTGCCTTTGTTAGGGTAGCACGACCTGTCACATCTGTGAACCTATTCTCACGATACCAAACATTCTTAGATGATCTTAGTTTCCCGATGTCAACATCGAAATGAGTTTGGAGAGTAGACATAGTGGAACCGTGATAAGTAGTGTGAAAAACAATTCCCATTCGAGAAGAAAGTATCTGGCGAGCCAGTGTCGTACCTTCCTGAACAGCATACGTGATCGTGTTCGGGCGAAACGTGATATATTTTTTACCATCTATGGTTTCCGATTTTAGTTCATTTCGTGAATACATAAAATCGCCATGAATGATGTCTGTTATTCCCAATTCAGGTAAATATTTTAAAGCAGTCTCTAACTTTTCTGCCAAACCACCGCTATGATTTCTCCGAATATCAGCAACGGTGTAGTTAAGTTTGGCATTCTTGGCAAAGATTGATTTAGAACCTACGAAGAATCTGCCGTTTTCAGGGTTGATACCAGCATATAGTGCGGGCGCGCCATCGAACTTAGTTCGAAGAATGAGACCACCACGGGCCTCTTTCAGTATTTTGCCATCATCGGCAAACATATCTCTCAACGAGATTAAAAATTGAATAGCATTTCTTGTGCCAGCAACACCACCTTCTAATACGGCATCCTCAATATGTGTGAGGTGTCGGTCTTTTTCAGCGGCGGACTCGGTTAGGTGTTGTCTGAATTTAAGCATTAGTAAATCTTTCCGAACGGCCCAAATTGAGAACCTTTTTTCTGTGCTAAGAAAATCATATCAGTCATAATGTTATCTCTTTCTTCATCTTTGAGTTTACATATTTCATAAAGAAAGGTCATCTGCATGAGTTTTGAGTTAGCAGTAAAAGGTTCTGCTTCAAAGACTTGTGTAAAATTATCAACAGCCGCTTTAATAGATGTGACTCCTATATCTACATTTTTTGACCGTAAAACATTAAACATTTCTTTAAATTTTTCTTGATATTTTTTAGTAGTAAAACTTTCTACATTAACAGGATAAGATGAACTACTATTACTAAAACTTATTTTATAATCATTAAGTAATGTAAGAACCATTGCAATCGGTGCTTTACCAATTCTGGCCTTTGATGCACCTGTCATCGATGGTTCCCATTTAAGATTGCTGAATCCCGAAGGTGTATTTGCTTTTATCTGAAATTTATATTTATTAGTTTTACCGTTTTCTATGGCATCAACTACAACTTTGGAGTCCTGTGTTGTAAATGTTTGAGGAGTATTTTTCTGGCCTCTTTTTTTTGCTACTTTTGTAGAAGGTTTCGTTCCTAATAAACAAGTCATAGATGATACATTAAAATTATCATTTACGGTATCGGTAAATGTTAAATCGTCAACATTAACCTCTTCAAATTTTGCCTCGGTCTGAGAAACAAGTTTGAGTGATATACCAACAACGGATCTTTTTTTATACATAGTTCTCAATAAAGCATTTAGTTCACCTAAACTTGTTGCTTTTGAGTCTTTAATTTTTTTCTTTATAGTGTTAATAGTTGTGGTTTCGTTTTGTATGCACCAAATATCGGCAGGATCCCAAGTATCCTTTTTAGCAATACCAAATTTAGTTCTAACCAATTCTGTAATGAAGTCCATAAATCCACCTTCTCTACTAAATTCGGTGAAATTGGCACCACTAAACTTCTCTAACATGACTTTATTTTGTGCTACATAATTTTTTAACCATAAGGTTCCAACAGGATCTTTTTTCTTAGGGTCTAAAGCAGGATATAATGCAACGAGTTCTGGAAATTTGGGGTCTTTTATTATATCGTTGACATTTTCATATCGTTTGTTATCATTTAGAACCCGACGAAATATCCATGCAGATCCCAACTCTTGCATACGAGTAGATTCAGCGGAAGGAAGATTACTTGTTTTAGGTTTAGCCTTTATTGCCATCTACTTACCTGTAAGTTTTACCCTTATATTTAGTCATAATTGGTAAGCATCAATTCCAGTCGCTTCGGTTGGTTCTTACGGTAATTGGCCGAATTAGACCGCATAGTGTAAGTCAACGGAAACTCATACTGGTTCCAATCAGGGAATCTCTCTTTGACCGACTGGTCGGCATTATAGGAGATTGCCGTCATAGGTCCGTTTAGATTACAATTCTGAGCAAACAAATCGTGGTTAAAACCTTTGTGCATAGTGCCTTTATTACCATATAAATTCGAACTAATCTCATAAGGTGGATCAAGGTAGATGAATAGATCATCATCAATAGTACCATTCAATAATGTCTCATATGACTGGTTGGTGATCTTCCAGTTCTTAATCATTTTACTATACTCCTTGAGGTCTTGAGCACCTTTTATGGTAAAGTTCTTTTGACTCGGTAATGAGGAAAATGATGTAGCATTTATCAAACCACCAAAAGAACACTTATTGGCAATCCAAAAATTACATGCTTTCTCAAAATCAGTTGTATCTTTATCGGTCAATTCTTTATGTGCTTTTTGAAATAGTTCTCTAGCCTTATCTGGTGTATCGTAGTTGCTCTTAGTTTCAATCAAGGCGTCCGATAGTTCATTACCACGGTCACGAAGATGCACCCAGAAATTATAAAGAGGCCAGTAAAGGTCATTTACCCACACACTCTCAAGATTATAGTTTTGAGTCATCCATAACGCAACAGAACCGCCCCCAAGGAACGGTTCTCTATAATGTTTTACGTTGTTCTTAGGAGGAAAGTAAGGTGCCATTTTTGTGGTTGCTTTAC